GGCAAGTAACATCTACAGAATATTCTGGACCATATCCTGAGATTCTCGCTGCCACTGTTAGGGCATTCTTATCTCCTGTGAGGAGATCTTTAATGTCTACATCGGGCGTTAGAATCACACTTTGCAGCATTCTATCTATTGCCTTTCCGCTTTTTAATAAACTTTGATTTGCGAGAATATCCTCTTCTTTTGCTGTCATGTGTCTGATTTCTACTTGCGACACATTGTGCAAAGTATGATCTTCAGGGTAATATAAACCCTTGGATGGAAGATCAACGAATTCTGTTGGAACAGAAAAGGACAACAAACTGTTAGTATTTGATTTACTGTCCTGAGAGGAACTCTCCTGATCGCCTGCTTTGAAGCGATCATTGTTATTCCTTGATGTCATATAGACCTCTTTTCTTTATGATTATGATGTGGCGCCGCCGGGTTTGAAGAATATGTCGGCCGAGGTTGCACCTTTGAAGGTTGCCCAGTCGTAACGGATGGCCAGTTCGATTGTGCTCAAATCTTCAGACTCATAACTCAACTGACTAAAGGTCGCTGCCTCGATCCATGCATTGTTCAATGTCCATGTTTCAAGGACATCGTTAGTGCCTGTTCCAAGTTGTTGGATCTGGATGGATCCAATGGCCGTTATCGCAGCTTCTTTTGAGATTATGCCCATATTTCCACCGGGTGCACTTGGGACATTGTAACCCATTCCTTTTAAAAGTCTCATTGTGTCGGCGGCGGCATCGGGGTCTGCAGGATCGACAAGTGTGATGTTTACAGGATCCCACTCTACTCTGCCAGGGTAATTGAATGTGTGATTCAAGTATCTGTGCTGGGTGTTGCTGACAGTAAATTTTGGTTTATCTGCCTGAGTTGCCATCCAAGAGATGTTGTCTTTGAGGGATGTAGCTGTTGCGGATCCGATTGTGACTTTAAATTTAAACGCTCTTTTAGGGTCGCTTTTTTGGTTTGTCCAGAATGTCATTTTATTAGTTCTCCTTTATGAGTCAATTTCATAAATAATTAGTTGCTACCCGATTAATCGTCGAATGAAGCTCCAGTTTTCTGAATAACAAAATCAACTGCAATAAATTCGATAGATCTTGCTGGCTTCAAGAACACTTTAGCATATAAAGTGTTTCTGTCAACTAAGTCGGCAGTTGTTGTGGTTTCGTCCAAAACAACTTTGAACTCAGTAAGACCGAGTCGAGACTGAACATCTGACAAGAATGCTTCGGCTTGTGCGTTGAATGTCGCCCATGTTGCCTCAACATTTTGTCCAAATAATAATGTGGATGCAATTCTTGAAATCCCCTTCTTTACATGAAGCATCATTCTGCGAACATTCACTCTATCAAGAGCAGAGTCGGATGCTTGCAGTGTCTTCTGACCGAAGATAACGATACCTTCTGCCGGGAACTTCGCGATTGGGTTAATATTGTTTTCGTATAAACTGTCTCTCATCTTGCGAGTCAAGTGTTCACGAACACCAGCAACTGGGATACCTGCTGCTCCGTTGGTCAGTCCACCGCGAGTAAAACCTGCAGGTGCGAACCAAGGTGCTGCAACCCTGTCTGTGCTTGCGAAAGTGCCGAGTGCTGCGATAGAAGGTGGTAGCCACAACATCTTTCCGCTGCCCAACTCATCTTTGGATTGAATCCAAGGGTGATATGCACATGCATAACTTGTGTTGAGTGCGCGAGTCTTTGCGTTGGTAACAACCGAGGCTGCTGAACCTACGGAAGCACCACTTGCTTGCTCGTGAGAAGGAATGTATCCGCCTTCGAGGTCAACAATAGCGAGAGCATCTGCACGACGTTCGCAAGTGTCAATCAAGTGATTTGTGATTACTGGTTTAGTGATACCAGGAACAACTGCTAAGTTAATTTCAGTTTGCTCTGGGTCTGAGATTGTGTTAATAGCTCTCTTGAGAGTATTAACAGGAGCACTTGTTAACTCGTCGCCAGACAACAAAGAGTTTGCCAAAGGATCACTATGAGTGATATCGAATCCGTCAAAACCGCCAACCATTGGCATTGTGAACTTGTCGAAACCTGCATTAAGAACATTCTTGTAGTCTGCAGGTTGTGCACCACCTGTGTGCTCAAGAGTAATACCACCCGCCGTGATTGAAGGGCGAATAGCATCATCATAAGAACCCTGAACATATTCGGCATGAGGACTAACACCACCATCGGAAGAGGACATTTGCTGAACATCATCCAAACTGAAAGTAAAAGATTCCTCTTTCTGGGCTGTTGTGATGGCTGGGAGTATTCTTGCCAAGTCAATGTTAGACTTGTCAAAACCCTTCCCAGATGCCTTGCTTGTGTCTACACCAAAGTAGGCATCAGTTGGGTCAGAAAGTGAACCAGTCGTAGAATCGGCCCTGAGTGCCATCTTGGGTCCTGCGATACTGACTGGGACACTTGAAGTGTTTGCAACAATCTCTGTTTCATTGATGAGATTATCGTCTCCCACGAAATCGCCGCCGTTTGTCTCGGCTGTGAAACTCGTATAAGTTTCTGGGCCTACGAAACCAAAAGGCAACAAGGAAGGATCAGCAGCACCATCTGAAACTGTAGATGCGGGTGCTACACGGATATACTTAGACTGATTAGCATAGTCTCCGTGTTCAATGAAGCGGTTCTCTGTATCTCTCCACTCTGCATACTTGTCGCCGATCTTTGCAGCAACGAAGTCTGTGGAGTTAGGATTGAGGTTACAGTTTGTGAATGTTTCCAAAACACGCTTTCTTGCATCGGTGTCGTTTGCGGAACGAACTTCAACAGTAAAGGAACCGTAAGGGTTCACATCTTCATTAGAGGGTGCTTTGATATCCGAAATGGAAATTTTAATGTTTGCATTAGCATGCTCACCAGAATCGATTGCATGAATCGCCATGAGACTCGTTGCAGGCTGACCTGCAAGTTTCTGACTAATGATGTTTCCAGTTGCTGCTTCGGCAGCAGAATAACCTGTACCTTTTCTTACACCACCCTGAAGGAGTTTGGCAACGAAAGCAACTGCCTTGCCACTGTCAGCGGCATCCGATGCTGCAACTGTACAAACATCAGTAACATTTCTTTCGAAAGACTCACCCAAGAAGTATGTCTTGTGTAAGTCAGTGTCTGTTGTTCCACCAAGCAATGTTGGGTTAGTGTTGAACACTTTTCTGATATACTTCGAAGAAGCAGGGTTCAAGTTGAAGGACACTGTTGTGGCATCGGGGCCTGTGATGACTGCTTTAAATTCAAAGTTGTCTCCCTGACTTTTAACGAGTGATGCAGTTGCCTGGATTGTGCCTGTTCCGGTCAGTTCTGTACCGGAAAGTTCAATGGTTGTTCCACTGTCGGCATAAATGATGGCTGCGAGGGTACCAGTGATATCGGAACCGGAAGCAGCAACGAAAATGCCGTAAGCAGTCTCCATTTGCCATCCTGCTTCACCTTCGTCAGCGGCGCCGTTCTGTGCTTGCTCACCGAGACAACGAACGACAGTCAATGGACTTCCGTTCTTTAACCATGCACGAGCTGCATATGCTGCATAAGTTGGGGAGGTACGATTACCATCTCTCCAAACATCACCACCTTCGCCGCCTGGGATTGGTGTTCCAAAAAGTTCAGTGAACTCCAAGAAAGAACTTACCTTGACAGGACGCATTGCTGGTCCTCTCTGAGTACGACCAATAACGACTGGTCCTACATCTTCTGCTTGCTTTGGTAATAAGGAATTATCAATTTCGTTTAAGAAAATTCCTGGGGATACGAATCTAAATTTCTTTGCTGACATTTTGGAGTTCTCCTTTTGAGGGTGCTTTACACACTACAGTGCCTATTATATACCATATTAAATAGTATTTTAAATATTCAAAAGAAAAAAAAGTGTTTTTTCTGTGACTTAAACGAGGTTTTTTACAAAAAATCCAGATCGTCGTCGGTTAAAATCGTTCTTTCTCTGGGTATTTTAACCTCTACCGTGTTTTGGCGGCGGACGACACTTGGTTGAGTTTGATTTGGGCCCTGGCCCACAAGATGTGCCATGACACGAAGTTTGATTTCCGTTTCGTACATTCGTTCATCTTCTCCCATCTGTTCAACATTACTTGTAGAAGATGCAGAGCCGTCGATGAATGCCTCATACTTGTGACCATCCTTGTGCAATAAGAAATAGTTTATATTACCGGTCTTAGTTAGGAAGGGTTGGACGAGATCGTTCATCTGCTGTTGATACTCTGCCCTCAACTTAATAACATACTCTATATTAATGTAGACTGGAAGGGGAATAGAGATTGTTTCATACACAATTTTCTTATTTTCTCGTG